CAGTACGAGGCCTGATCCAAGCAAACCACCGGAGAACGACATGACCAGAGCAACCAACCCAAGCATCCGCGGCGCATCCGACCTGTATGAGCAAATGCTGGAAGTCAAGAACGGCACACCTGGAGGCGGCACTCGCGGCTTCACCTACATCAGCAAGAAACAGTGCCGCGAGTTGGGCATCGACTGGGGTTTTGTCGAAAACAGCGCGCAAATCCTTGGCCTCGTGGTGGAGCGCCACGCCCGATTGGGCTACAGCATCGGTCGCCAACATTGATCGAACAACGGGCTGACCCCAGCCACCAGGGTGCGCCCTGGTGAGTGTGATCAACCCCACGCCGGTAGGCCCGGCATAACCACCATGCTCAACCAGCTTTTCACCCGCATCCAGCCCGCCAAGATCATTGAAAACCAATTGCACGAGGCGAACATCAAAGCATTGGAGTACGAGGCTTCAGCCGAATACTACGCAGCGCTGGCGAAGATGTATCGCGATCGTATCGATCGCCTGGGTCGCGAGAGCGTCGGGACATCAAACTCCTCGTAACAAGAGGAGCAGTATGTCGCTGGAAGACAAAGCACAAGAACACGAAGCCACCATCTGGGCACAGAACAACCGAGCCCGCGAAGTGGTGACCTACAAGCCGGGCGAGCGCGGCTATGGCCCCGTCGAGTGCGCGGACTGCGGGGATGACATGCACCAGGTGCGCCGGTCTTACGGATTCACCCGGTGCACGTCGTGCTCGGCGGCGCGCGAGCCTACTGGCCGGCGCCGCTGATGCGCAGGTTGAGTGCGTTCAGGCGAGCCCTCACCGACTCGTAGGACTCGACGCAGAGGTTGCGCTCGCGGGTGTTGCGGTCGCCGTCTCGTCCGATGGCGAGAATTCTTTCAGAAGTCGGGACGTCAAGTTCGGCTCTCTGTAGCGTGGCCCCACCGCCGCCGGCAGAGGCGGCACTTCCGCCTGCTGGAGCGGCGCCTGGGCACTTGGCAACGACTGACAACCGGCGAGCGCCAGAGCGCACAGCATCGGCAAGAGCATCTTCACGGGCTTTGGCATTCTCATTCTCCTGGGCGGCCTGGGCCTGGAGCTGGTCCAGGCTGGCACGAAGGTCGGACTCGGTCTTGCGTGCGTTCTCGACGGCCAGCACCAGGGCCTGGGCGCCGTCGGTCTTGGTCTTCTGGTGCGCCGCCTTCTCGGTGGCCAGGTCAGCCTTGGCATGGGACACCCGCACCTCCTGCCACCCACACAACGCCAGCAGCGCCAGGAAGGCGCCGCCGACGGCCAGCAGCTTGATCTGCGACGGCGTGATCATGCCAACCCCTTGCGTGCTGCATCCGTGAGCTTGCGTCGCTCATCCAGCCCGATGGTGCCGCCGTTGACCCGCTTGCTCACGCGCACGATGTCGCCCATGACGGAGTCGGGCACGTTCTTCTCCCACCACGCAATCGACGCGCGCAGCGCGATGGCTGGCGTGGCCATGAGCTCGGGCTTGGCAACCAGGTCAACGCCGATGGCCTTGCCGACTGCGGTGTAATTGTCCTTGCCTGTGACCTGCAGCAGGCCGCGCCCGCGGTACTTCCAGCCGTCACCTGGCGAGGTGTTGCCCAGTCGGCCACCGTAGACCTTGTTGGCCAGGGCCTCGGGGTTGCGGGCGAATGGCGCAGCAGCGCCGACAGACGGGAAGCGCGACCGCCAGATCACGCACATGCGCTCGGCGCTGTAGTTCAGGTTCTCCTCCATGCGCTCAAGGTGACCCGACTCGTGCAGCACCTGGCCCAAGAAGTCGTCGACCTCGGAGTCGCCCGCCGAGAAGGTGCCAGGCAGGATCTCGGTGGCAAAAACGGCCGCCCACTTGGCAGCCGTCAGGGGCTTGACCTGGCACTGCACCAAGATGCGGTTCCAGTCGGATGGCGTTCTCACTGAAGACATGGCTCACCTTTTTGTCGGAGGATCATCAGCAAAGCCGCCAGACCAGCCATCACACAGGAGTCCTGCAGTGTTGGCCTCTCCAGCGGAAGCAGCGGCGTGATGATGGCGCCAGCGGCGCCAACACAGAGCCCAGACCAGGCCAGAGCCTCGATCCACAGCATGACGCGCGCCTGGCGCGTCAGGCCCTTTCTGAGCACGTTCAAATGCTCAAGCCGGTGCAGCCCGGCTGCCAGCACCACGAACCCGGCCAGCCAATGGACCACAAGGAGCAATGTCGGCGCAGTCATGCCACGCCTCCGTCAGTCTGCTTGCTGAAGCGGTTGATCACCGCCGCATAGATGCGCTGAGCACCACCGCCGACAACGAATGCCACGCCCAGCAAGAGCGGGTCAGGCAGGACATTGATCATGAGCATGATCGGGGTCAGGTAACCCGCCGTGAGACTCGACGCAAAAGCGACAGCCATCCTGCGGGTGGTTGATCTGAGCAAGCCCACCAGCGAGCCATCCACCGACGGCACGCTGTTGAGCAAGATGATGGCCACGAGGCTGCCAGCAAACCCAGCGATCAGAACATCAGGCCGAAGCCCGAGTGGAACGCCGAACGCCGCGAGGGTTGGAACGGTGGCAGACGCTGCAATCAGCGTGGTGGCGGCGGTAGATGTTGGCTCTGGCATTGTTTTCTCGCGACTGCTGACGCGAGTGTCATGTCACGACGCAAGGAGGTCACGCCTTGATGATCTTGTTGAACACGATGGTTGGCTGGGTGCTTGGGTGGGCGTTACCGCTGCCTTGGTTCTGAATCGTGATGCCCGTGCTGGCGCCCTCAACGGTGGCGGTGTGGGTTGCGTCGTCCACAGTGCTGCCCATCGGGTAACCGAAGCCACCTGAAGAAGTGCCAAGGCGGAATGTTGTCGAGTGGGCGTGCCCTGGGTCCGTGACACCGTGACTGTGCTGAGGCATCTGCGCCGTGGTCAGCGTGTGGGTTTCTGTACCACCAGCAGCGCCCAATGTAGCGCCAGCAACACCGCCAGCGGCATTGGTCAGCCTACTCGCGGCCACGCCCCCCATGTCGTCCTTGCCGGCATGCACGCGACCGCGGCAGTCCGGCAGATTGAAGTGCGTTCCGTCCACCGAGCCAAACGTAGTGCCGATCACCCCAAAGAGGGTCAGATAGTCCGCCCGAAGCAGTGACTGGCCATAGCACAGAAGCCAGCCATTCGGCGCCGTGGCGCCCGCAAAGTCCAAAACTGTGCCGGTCATCCCGGCCCACATATCAAGTACGCGACTCATACACCTCCCGGGCTTGCGCCCTCAATCATGGCTGCGACATCAGGGTTGGCCGCAAGGAAGGCCGCCAGCTTTGCCTGGGGGTTTTGCTGCGCCACCACTGGCGGCAACTGCATAACCCAGCGCTTGCCGCTTCGACGCGGCCACTGGCCTTCAGGCCACGTGCTGCGAGTCGGCGGAGCCTGCTCGTAGGCGTTGGCCGGGATCAGGTAGACACCTGGCTCCAGCGGGCTTTCATCGGCCTCCGTGGCGCCAATGAACCAGCCTTCGCTGTCGGTCTGGTAGACGGTTTTGCTGGTCATGATGATCAGTATTTGATGCAGGAGAGCATGGCTACGTTGCGGGGGCGGGTTTCAGTGCCGCCTGAATTCATCGTGATACCGGTGTTTGTCCGTCCGCCGCCAGAGTCACCGACCTTCCCATATTGCCCAGATCCATCGCGTCCGAATGTTGGAATCTCGTGAGAGTGGCTTTCAAACTGGTGGCCCTGCGCCGATCCAAGCGCTCGCCCAGAATCCACCCCGCGCCCATCATCCCATCCACGGATGAACTCCCCACGAAGGTCGGGCAATGCAAACGTCGTGCTGCCATCACCCACACCGAACGTCGTGCCGATGGCGGCAAACAGCGTCGCATACGTGGCGCGGCTGACCAGAGCACCGTTGGCCTTGAGCCAGCCAGCTGGTGCCGCGTTCCTGGTAAAGTACCCAACCAGGCCAGCCGGGGCCTTTTGGTCGGTCTCCGCCTTGCTGTAGACGTCAAGATTGGCGCGAGCCGTCGGCACGCTCGCCAAGTCCGACAGGTTCAAGCTGCGCTCAAGCGGCGTCGGCAGGTTGCCGGCCGGCTCGTTCTGCAACATCGTCACCTCGGTGCCGACGGGGTAGAAGCCGCCGCCGGTCGGCCCGCCAAGCACGATGTGTGTGTCATCCACACCCTGCTGCCAGCCGCCAGCACCAGCGCGCCGAGGCAGTCGCACCCCCTCAATCAGCACCGACAGACCGAAGGTCGTGCGCTGCGTCATGGCGATGACCGCCTGGCTGGCTGCCAGCGTCTGATGCTCCTCCAGTGTGTTGACCAGCACGGTGTTGCTGTCCGGATCCTGCCAGTCTGCGTCGCCGTCCGCGTTGCTTTGCTTGGTCAGCACCTGGCCGGTGGTGCCGCCCGGCTGCAGCGTGGCCATGGTGACGTTGTTGAGCACCCAGGTCCGGCTGGCTATCGACACACTCGGGTCAATCGTCACCGTGATCACGCTGGCATTGGAGACAATGATCTCCAGCCGGATGACCAAGTCATTGGTGGCGCCATCACCAGGGACAGTCTTGTAGGTCTCCGGGTAGTTCGAGACAGCGAACAGGTTGCCGTCATCGTCGAAGACGCCCACCTCACGAATGGTCCAGCCGCCCGTGGCCGCAGGGATCATAATCTCGACGTAGAAGACCGCTGGATTGGCTGGATCCTGAGTCACCGTGTTGATCGTCGTTCGCCAACGCTCGTTGACAAGCGCAGTCATTCCCTCGGTAGGCGCGACCGCAGACCCGCCTCCATCCCCAACCGCCATGTGCGTCAGGTTGATCGGGATGCCGCTGGCCTCGGCTGCCGCGATTGCCGCCAGGCCGTAGGTGGTGTGGATGGTTTTGAATTCAGCCATGTGTGGTCCAGTGCATGGTCAGGTAATTTTTGCGATGGCCGGCGCGGCGTACAGCAGCCAGCCCAGCATGGCGGCGCCACCCGAGATGGTCACCAGCGCGTCGATGTGGTCGGGCGTGCCGTGCCCCTGTGCATCCCATACTTCTTTGCCGACTGCTGCCGCGACGATAGCCAGCAGCGCCGGGATGAGCCCAAAAGGCAGCAGGGCCGCAGCGATGGCTGCGCCTGCGAGGGTGTGGGTGATTTTGTCGAGTTTCATCATGTTGATGTCAAATATGTGCCACTGACGTACAACACGCGCCCCGACAAATCAGCGTTTGCTGTATTTGCGAATGACCCGCCAGGGTAGATAACTACGCCAGTCGAGTTAATCATTCCTTGCAAAGCAGATCCAGCGTTTGAAGTAATAGAGGCCGCAGCTTCAGTGACGTTCGCAAATGGAGGCTTTGAAAAACTTGCGCTTGCTGTGTCTGAAGTTGTCGGATAAACGACGGTTGCACTGAACGTCACCACATTACCGATTTTTGTGTAATACCCGGTGGCCAGCGAGAATATCAATCCGGCACCTGACGAATCAACAGGCGTCCAAGTTCCTTCCTCATAGTCATCCAGCGTGTTGACGTTTGCAGATGAAACTTGAGTCGCAGGGAACTTTAGAGCGGGGGTTTGTATAACACTTGCGTCCACACCGAGCCCGAACTT